TGCGGAAGCTGATCCGTCAACTCCAGAAATACCAGTAGTGCCGTTAATGTTTAAAGCCATAATTAAAGAATAACAAGTATCGCACCAGATGGCACTGTTAAAGTGACTCCACTATCTATGATAGGTGATATTGTTAAGGCATTTTTATTTGCAGTTAATTGGTAATCTTGCGTCATATTTTGATCAGTTTCTAAAAATAACTCATCACTTCCCCCTCCAGTTGTACCAGAACCTCCAGCCGCAGCCCATGATAATGTTCCTGATCCATTAGAAACAAGTGCATAACCACTTACGGCTGCATCAGTAGCTGGTAAAGTCCATGTTATATCACTGGTTATGGCTGCTGGTGCTTGAAATGCTACATAATTGGAACCATTAGCATCTGCTTCTACAAAACGTAAATCTTTTTGATTATCTAATAATAAATCACCTGTTAAAGTACCACCTGCTAAAGGTAATTTTGTTGCATCCGCAGGTAAACTTGTTAAATTTGCACCACTAACAGCAGGTAAAGTTGCAGGGAATCTTGCATCAGGTATAGTTCCCGAGCTTAAATTAGAAGCATTTAAAGCAGAACCAGTAATATAACCAGCACCATTAGTAATTGCATTATTATTTAAGGATATGTTTGCTGTACCATCAAAACTAACCCCTGCGATTGTTCTACCTGTTGCTAATGCAGTAGTGGTTGCAGAATTACCTGTATATTGTGTAGCCGATAAAATTTGAGTACCTGCAACCTTAACAACTTTTCCTGATGCTAAATCCAAATGTTCTGATGATGTCCAGGAATCGGTAGAATTAACCCAGTTGAAAGTTTTTGTAGTAGTTCCTAGTAAACTTAACCCCCCTCCATCGGCGGTAGTATCTGAAGGACTAGAAACCTTTCCAATTTCTATATTTTTATCTTCTACAGTAAGTGTTGTTGTATCTATGGTTGTTGTTGTACCGTTTACTGTAAAATTACCGCCAACTGTTAAATTACCAGTTAGTAACCTATTTGTATCTGGAATAGGTACATAATCTAAGGATTGCCATGCTGTAGATCCATCACCTATCTTAAATTTCTTAGTGTCTGTTTCATATCCCCACTCACCAGCTAATAAAGTAGGATTATTGCTTGTCCAATTACTAGCGGTATCCCTTCTTTGTTTTTGAAAAGCATTTAATGTAATTGTCATATTTAAACAGAAGTACCTGCCTCTATTATATTATCTCTTGTTGGTGATGTGCTACTTGTTAATGCATCTAATATATACGCTCTAGCAGTTGTTGAAGAATCACCAGCATCAAATATTAAATCACCAATATCAATAGGTACAGAAACTAATTCAATTTCTACATTCCATTTGCTAGTAATTCCATCTGAAATAGTAGGTGGGCTAGCATATAACCATGCAAAATCAGATACTAAAGGTACAGGTGGTGTTGTATAACCAGCCCAACATTCAGAAGATAAAAAGAATATTTCAAAACTACCATTCTGCCCATCATAATGTGTTCTTATAAGATTCACTTGTGTTTCTGTAAGATTATCAAATGTTAGTTGTAATGTTTGATTTATACGCCTGTTACCACGCCTAAAACCTGTTGTAGTACCACTAGAAGAAGACTGTATAGCACTAGGAAAATCACCCTGAGTATATAACCTTGTTGAAGGTGTAAGTGAAGGAAAAGTAGCCATTATAAAGGTACGCTAATAAGTTCTATAGATGTACTATACCTAGTAGGTGATGATAAAGATATTTGAAATGATTGTGCATACCTCCATTGATAACTACTACTGCTAACAGGTGGTGTAGAATAACCTGCCCATACTTGACTAGATAAATCAAAAGGTACTATTGATCCGTTTTGCCCGTTGTAATGTGTTAATAATGATTGTGCTTCTGTTTCTGTTAAATATTCATATGTAATAGTTAATCTTTGTATTACTCTTTTTGTACCTAATAAAAATCTAACATTACCACCACTTAAACCTTCATGGGTGTTTTGAGGGTAATCCCCATATACTAATGCCCTTGTTTCTGGCTCTAATGCTGGAAAAGTAGTCATTGCAAAACTGTAAAAGAGCCTGTAGATATTTCATTAGATATTTCTGCAATATTACTGTTATTAAGTGGAAAATGTGCCGCTTCTATATTGCTAACACCATCATTATCATATGTAATACTACTAACTTGATAATATTCTATTTCAGTTCTATCATCACCGACACTATTTTTTCTTTGTAATTGTAATTTTATAATATTTGTTGGTATTAGTGTTGTTGTTAACAATGCAGTTGAAAATGCTATGTTATGTGTTGTATGTTTTCTTCTTGATAATTCATATTTAGCGTACAAAATAGCGTGATTAACATCAGAACAAAAATCTGACATATCAAACTGTTCAGTAGGTGCATCTAATGTAGTTGTTGAAAATTTTACACTAACTGTTTTACGTCTTGCAATTTCTGTTGGTGTACATTCTGTATAAATACAATTTGCAATAAAAGCTCTTCTTTCCTCTACACCTAAATAAGATTTTTTAAATGTACCTTGAATAATATTTGCTTCAGAAAATGTTATTACTGGAGTAAGTGCAGTTGTATCTATTTGATTACTATTATTAATTGGTAGTATTGGTGCAAATTGATATTTACCACCAACTGATAAGAAAGATAATAGATAAAATGGTGAAGTATTAGTAATAAAATCTACTATATTTACAGATTTTGATAATATTCCATTGAAAAACATATTATTGTTAGTACAAAAACTAGAAAGACTTTGTAAATTTGATAGTTCTACAGGTGCAACAATTGTTGCTGTATTATTACCATCAATTTTCTTATAAAGCTTAAATAAATGCATAGCTAAATCTATAAATTGATTACTAGCACCCACTGTATAACTTGAACCAGATAAACCACTACTAAATAAATCTACTTTTACACCCTGTTCATAAAAGATATAAAGTTGTTTTGTTGTTGTAGGAAAAGTACCCGAGGAAGGAGTTTCATAAAGATTACCACTTGATGCTAAGAATGTTATGTCTGCAAAAGATGAATTATTATTTGAATTATTTGTAAGTGTAGAAGTAGGACTTATAGCGTATTCAACTTGAGTTCCTTCTAATGTACCTGTACTTGCTGGATTATTTGTATTTGTTTGAGTATTCAGTGAAACAAAAGTACTTTTAAAAATAAATTTTGTACGTCCACCACTTACTTGCTGTAGGTTAGACAAGCTGGAACCAGTTGCAGGTGCAAATAAATTACCATTATTAAAATCAGCGTTAGAATCTTGTATTGTGCCTACTGTTCTACCACCAATAAGATTAAAATTAGAATCTAATCTTGTATTTTTTATAAATTGCATATTTGATGCCTGTAAAAATATATTCTGATAATTTGTAGTAACATTAGCTCCTGTTTCAGCATCAAAAACCTGTAAACTTGTAGTAAAAGTTGTATTAGATGTATCACCAGTACCAAAAGTTTTTATCTTTTGTGAAAAAAAATCTTTTGCTAGATCAGGTGTATTTTCTAATGAAGAACCAGAAGATGCTTTTTCTAATTCTACTAAATAACTGTATATGTCATTACCACAAAATAAACCACTACTCGTAATAGGGCATGTTGTAGGACTACTAGCAAGCGTTGCAGCAGTATTATATAAATGACTTAATGAAATACTTGTATCATCCAGAAATGTAAGTTTTTTCAATCCTGTAAATGCTTTTGATTTAATAGGTGTACTTGCTATTTCTCCTTGTGATATAACAAATAATAATTTTTGAACAAAACTAGATGAACCAGCTTTTATTAAACTTGGTTGCATCCAAACACCACCAATATTATTAGATCTTTTACCAAATACAATAGGTACTGTTTCACCTGATTGTGCTATTTTTTGTGCTTTATCTAAATCTGCATTAGGTTTTTTTACATTATCTAAACTATCATCTAATTTTTGAGAATCTTGGTTAACTTCAGATTTTCTTTGTGCATTACCTGTGAATGCAGATTTTACACCTTTAGCACCAATAATAAAAGAAAATGTTCTAGGCATTATTCATACTCCAAAGACATTATAAAGTTTAGTATTTCTGGAGTTACAACAAATGAAACAAAATCAAATGTTTTTATTTTTGTAGATCCTGTTAATATATTACCCTCTTTGCTTTTATATATCCTTTTATTGTTTTCTACAAAACCTTTTGCACCAGTAATTTTTGTACCATCTTTTAGGGTTGCTTCAATATTTATTGCAAAAATAAAAGTACTCATGTTGTGACAAACCTACCTAATAAATCACTACTTATACGTCTTGATGGAACTTGTGCTTTTTGTTTTGATATTGCAGGGCTTACAGTCCAGGTAACAGTAGAATCGTTTATAGTTGCGTTTTCAATAGTTCCATTAAATCTACAAATAAGAGAAGCACTATTACTAAAAACATCCTGTCCAATAGATTGCGTATATAAAGAAGCTATTACAAGACTATCACCACCTATTGCAGTATCAGTTAAATCAATAATAGAAGCTGTAGCTGCTAAATTAATAGTTAAATCACTAATACTAGATGCTTCAGTTGATGCAAAACCACTAGCATCAAACGCTAAATAAGTAAAATTCATATTCTGATCAATTTCTGAATCTGCTGTTAAATTTTGTGCTGATTGATAGAAATTTTGATATGCAATAGAAGGAGATCTTTTATTACTGCTGTTTAGAACATTGCTTTTATCAGAGTAATATTCTAAAAAAGTTAATATATCGAAATCAGCCATTTATGATAAACCTAATGCTCTTCTAGCTCTTAAATCAGATTGAAGTATATTTAATGTTTGATCTATTCCACTTTGTACTG